CTTCTACCGAAGCTCGTGTCCCTTCACCAATAGCTATCGGCATTGCAGAAGAAGGACTCATTAACTGGCTACCCGCTGCCCTGAGACCTTCGCTACTGGTTAAGCCTCTGCCTATATTTCCTAACCTGTCTCCAAAAGTTGAAGCAACATTAGGATTTGTGAGCGCACCCGCAGCCTCCATAGCCGGAGTCAAAGTTTGAAAGCCTGCTTTAGTACCTGTTCTAGCGGCTTGACCAGCCTCACCAGCAGCACCAAACATCTTACCTAAACCGAATCCTGTTACACCGCTAATCAAGCCTTTCTCGAAATCTCCCGTAGCCGCCCATGTAGCCAGCCCAGAACCTAACGCGCCAGCACCTGCTGCCCCCAGAGCTGTGCCACCTAATGCAGCACTTCCCATCAAACTCCCAAAAATTGGCGCAAGAAAAGGAAGAAACGCTTCCGGCTGCCCAGTAACAGGGTTTATGGTTAGCTCGCCTGTTGGCGACATGGAGGCCAGACCACGAACCTCAGCAGGGTTCATGTGGACGAGTGTACTGTCCCCGAACCTCCCGTAGTCCGATAGCTGGTTTGCCGTTCTCTGTAATGGCGGCTGCATATTCATAGTTTAGTCCTAACTTGTTTCCACGCCGAAAAGATTAAAACTCATGCCGGTTCCCCCAGCATAAACTTTAACCACATCAGACTGGTTAAGGGTCATTCCGATAATTATCGCCAGCGAATCATTGGTTGGCACTTCTTTGTCATAGTAAAGGTATTGCTTGACATTGGCGACTGCGCCCTCAACATGTACGCTCACACGAAAGGTCTCGGCTGAACCGTTCCGGTTACAGACCACCAGAGAGCTGACAGTCGTTAGATTAAGGTCAGGCACGGTATAAAGCGTTTCGGGTGTAGTCGCCGCCGCATCAAGCTGTCCAAGTACCTTGATCGCATCAGCCATTAACCGCTCCCATCAACAAGAACTGAAATCGTTTCATGGCCAAAGATTCTTCCTTGCCAACCTTGGTTGTTACTTCATTGAGGTTATCCTGAACATCCGCGAAAGATCGCTCAAGCGTTCTTCGCATTGTCAGTTCGTTCTGGAAGTCATAAGCAGTATTGGCGGTAGGCAATACTACTGAATTGGTTTTTTGTGCCATTAACGCCTCCCGTCTGGACGAACATCAAATCTCAAATCTCCCAGCGTCCAGCCATAACCCGTCCCTGTGCTGGCTACCCTGATGATTGATTCTCGCGTTCTCGCCCGAATGAAAGACTGGTTTGAGGTCGAAGTTACCGTGGATGTCCCTAACGTAGTGCTTGAATTCAAAGGAAAATCTTTGCCGTTAAAAGTAACCGTCATCGATGCGCTTCCACTCGCCCCACGAAACTGAAAGTCTGGAATCATTCGTGTTACAAACATGAACTCCTCGCCATCACCCATCTGAATACCACCCGATTCGATATAGGCTTCCATCGCTGAACCGTCATCGTCAAAACCATTTTCATGGTTGTAAAGATAATTCTCATTGGCATCCACTATGTTGGTGGCTGCAATGGGATACGTTCTGGTATTGGCAGGTATCCACGCAGCCCTGTCCAGAGTGCCTATTGCCCACGAATCTTCCAGATAATTATAACTAACGTAATTGGTACATTCGGTATTGCCGCTGCCAACGGGATAGAACCAGTACACCTCGGAAAAATCGAGACTGGCAGTAGCGAAAATCTTGAACTCCTGAGCAGTATTTATGTTACTGAAAACATAATCCAGCACAGTACACTTGAGCCTCTGTACCGAACCGTTATAGAAGTAGAAGCCTCCTCTGTCCATGAAGAAGACCATATCACCTGCGTTAGTGGCTGCATTGGGTGACACCATCGACAAGCCTTCGTTCACCACATCAAACTCGTAAGTGAAAGGCGCTCCAGAAAACCGCATGGAGTGGATACTGTTATTGGTAAAGATCAGTATTTCCTGTCGCGTTTTAATTGCACCGATAATGTAGGAGCCAGCAGTCAGAGTTACACCGCCAGAGGTGTTGGTAGATGTGGGAGTCCAGTCAAACGGACTCTCCTGATCTGACCAGCGTACAAACAACGGATCGAGGGTAGTACTGCCAATAGGGTTAGACCCAAAACAAATCGTGTGACGATCCGTATCTGACACCATCACCTGCAACGCCAGAGTTGGAGGACTCACTGCTCCTAACTTGTCAGCAAGAGCAATCCCTCTGGTTCCGGTTCCCACGCTTTCATCCCAGTAGTAGATGCCACCACCGCGAACACAAAAGAGAAGATCGTTACCAAAATTGTCCTGACTCCATAACCGGAGCTGGTTACCAGCGCCAATGGGCGTTGAACCACCCCAACCCGAACTGCCCCATGTGCCTGCACCATAGCCCGATGCCGCAACATAAGTGTTTAGTCCTGTATTGATCTGGTATTCCCCGACAACAGCAGCGCCGCCATTGCCAGTATCAAGCGCGTTAGCTGTTACCGTAACCCCTAGAGTGTTTTTCGCCGTAATCGTGTATTCATTCGCATTAGTAATCTCAGTGATCTGGTATTCCTGATTCAACACCGCAGCGGTGATGTTTCCTCCCAAGGTAACAGCACCCGAATAGGTCACAAAATCATTAACGACTGCCCCATGATTCGTGTTAGTAACCGCGAGGGTTGAAGAACTTGTGGATGCCGCAAAAGTAACCGCTCCAGCAAGGGTGGTGGTTCGTATCGGGGTGACATCATTAAAACCATCACCAACACTTATATAGAATTTAAGATTGGTTCCAAGACCAAGGTAATCTATAGCCGATTGAGCCACCCAGTCCAGCAATGACCGACATACACCCAAGAAAGCGTTAACAGAATACTTAGCCCAACCGCCGATCTGCTCAGGTCGGCCTTTACGAAAACGAATCTTGTCGGCATCGTACCAGCCGCTGCCAGCAGTTAACTGGGTTCCTTCCCGGTTCACGCCCGGTTCAAATTCATACTTAACCAGCATGTGTTACCCATTCGGGATAAGTTCCCGTCTTAATCATGTCTGTCACTTCTAGGCTTCTTCCCTTTACCTGTTTCGCCCAACGGCTGTCCAAAAATTCGCTGGCTGCCATATCATGATTACCCGCCTCCATGTGGGCAATCGCCTTCTTGAACTTGGCAAATCGCGCTCGGCCAAGATTGAAATGCATATTAATAATGCCATCTCGTCTAGCCCCATCCTCAAGATTGTTAAACCACGCATACTCTTTGCTTAACTCCTTAACTGTACGCTGGATATCATTCTGAAGCATATAATCTATCTCATCGTCACTGATCCCAAGACCCCTATGCATCCCGCTTCCTTCGATATTTCGTCCACACCCTATATGTAACAGACCGTTAATATCACGATACGCATAATTCTTAACGCCTTCATGGCGTTTAAGCATCAGTACTAAATGTTCCATATTATTTTCCACTGTTATTTGCACCAAAGAAGAATGCAGAGATACCGGATACAAGACCCCCCAAATACCCAAGCACCAGATTAACAATCGCATCATCATTAGATGCTGGGTCTTGCATCGTGACCAGAAAGACATAGCCAAGGAAACCAACCAGCGCCACCATCGCAAATACCTTTGGAATGGGGTCAGTGCCAAATACCTTCCGTGCATTCTGAGCGTCTTCAACCTGTTTGCTAAAAACATCAATATCTAGCTGCTTCATCTTGAGCGCAAACTCCTGATCTACAGCTTTTATCTCCTCTATTTTTTCTGGCCCAGCCGCTTCTATAGCCTCTTCTATCGAATGAGTATCTGTCTTTTTAATGCCCAGTTTGCTCGCCACCATCTTGGCGGCCATACCGCCCATAGGCCCACCAATAGCCCCACCTATAGTGGGGGCTAAGGTTTTCAGCAAGCTACCAAACTTCATTTTAACTCATTGATAAAGAACATAACTTTTATAATTGCGTTAATGTTAGCCACCACTTTTCCCTAGCGCCGGTTCGGCGCTTTCCTCCTCTGCCTCTTCTTCCACTATCTCGTCGATAGTGTCGCACACATCAGGAATAGTAACTCCCGATACGACTTCAGTGGCTACACGGCCAACAGCTCGTATACCCTGATAAAGCCCAGAGCAGTATAACTCCTTGTTTTCAATCATGTCTTCCGAAACAGCACAACCAGAAAGAAGGGGCAACAACATCAAAACCACTACTGCTAACATGTCAGGTCTAAGCATTTTGAACCTCGTCCAATAATTTATTAAGCTCGTCGGCTTCCTCTTTGCTGATTGATTCTTCAACATTTTTAGGCTTCTTGCTTTGATTGTCTAAAAAGGTGTTTAAGCGCTCAGTATAACCACTCATAAAATGGTCGGACACCGCATCAGTAATGCTCCGGTCTTCCTTACGAAAACTCTTAGCTGGGTCGATATAATCGCCCCCTGCATTAGCGAAATACAACATCGTCTGGGACTTGCTTGGCCCATAACAAAGTCTGGGTATACGCGCAATCATGTCAGACCCGCAAACACAGGAGATTTGCTTGTCCAAGGCCATAGGCCGCTTGAATCCCTTGAAAAA